GGGACGGCTGGTGCTGGGTGGCGGCGAGTGGGAGACTTTGCGGTTGCCGGCGTTGGCTTTGGCTGGGGACCCGTTGGGGCGAGCCGTGGGTGAGGCGTTATGGCCGGAATGGCAGAGTGCCGAGACCATCATGCGGCTGCGGAATGAGATCGGCGAACGCAGTTTTTCCGCGATGTATCAGCAGGAACCAAAACCTTCCGACAGCGCCACGTTTGATGTTTCGAAGATTGCGATATTGCCGGCAAGTCCGGAGATCGTAAGGGTGGTGCGGGCTTGGGACCTGGCGGCGACCGCGGCCGCAAGTGGGCGCAACCCGGACTATACGGTGGGATTGAAGCTGGGGGCGGCGGTGAGCGGATTGCTGGTGGTGTTGGACATTTTGCGGATGCGGGGCGGCGCCGGCGAAGTGGAAGCCGCGATTGTGGCAACCGCGGCGCGGGACGGCAGGCAAACGCTGATCGGTTTGCCCAAGGACCCAGGGCAGGCTGGCATCGCGCAGGTGGAATATTTGAAGCGCGCGCTTGACGGCTATCAGGTGGATGCCACCCCGGAAACGGGTGCGAAGGCGACGCGTGCGATGCCGGCGGCGGCGGAGATTGACAAGGGAAATTTTGCTGTTCTGGCGGCGCCGTGGAATGAGAATTTTTTTCGAGAACTCGAGGCCTTTCCGGATTCGGCGAAGGATGATCAAGTTGACGCGCTTGCAAGGGCGGTTGGCTTGATCTGGCAACCGGCGGCGCAGGCAGCGCGGCGGCGGCATGTGCCGATTCTTGGGCGATGATGGAAAGTAAGGACGAGTTCTTTTTTGAAAAAAGGAACCAAAAAACTTCTTTTAAATTCGGCCACAGTTGGTTTCATCTGCACGGTATAAAGTAGCAAAAGTTTTTTGCGCGCTTTTTTTCAAAAAAGCGCTGCTTTCTTTCTATTTTACTCTTAAACGATCGAATAGCTGAAATATGATTTTGGCTTGCACCGCGGATCGTAAGGCGTGGATGGCCGGGTCAAGCCTGGGCATGACAAGGAGAGGCTTCGGTGTATCTCGTGAGCGACGTATAGCTAAACACCCGTTAGGCAGAATGTTATGTTCGATACGATTTGCGACACGGTTCCGATGGATAGCCGGATGCCGGCGCGGGCGCGGCGTTTGGATATTTTGCGGCGTGTGCTGGACGGCACGATTTATGACGGGCTGCCCTATCAGTTTCACGAGGAACGCAATGGCGCCGGCGAGTATGTGCCGCTGCGGATGCGCCGGCCCTCGGTGCGATATGGCTTGTGCCGCGTGGTTGTTGAGGATTCGGTCGCGCTATTGTTCAGTAACGCGCATTTCCCGGCGGTGGAGTGTGCTGACGACAGGCTGGCGGCGATTTTGGGCGACGTGATTGATGAGACCCGGTTGAACGAGACGATGATCGACGCGGCGATACGCGGGTCGGTTGGGTCCGTGGCGATTTTGATGCGCGTGTTGAAGAACCGCGTGTTCTTTTCGGTTTTGGATAGTCAATATCTTACGCCGCAGTGGGACCCGAGCGCGCCGGATACGCTTTGTCGCCTGACTGAAACCTACAAGGTCAAGGGATCGGACCTTTCGGCGCAGGGGTATGGGGATGCCGACGACTCGGCGTATTACTGGTTTCAGCGCTCCTGGGATGACGACACCGAGACTTGGTTTTTGCCTTGGCTGGTGAATGATGAGTTCGCTCGGCCTGTTGTGGATGACGCGCGAACGGTTTCGCACGGGTTGGGTTTTGTGCCCATTGTATGGATCAAGAACCTGCCGGGCGGGGACGGTACGGACGGTGCCTGTACGTTTAGGGCGGCTATCGAAACGAGTATCGAAATTGACTATCAGTTGAGCCAGGCTGGGCGGGGTTTGAAGTATAGTTCTGACCCGACGCTCCTGATCAAGGAGCCCGCCGTCAGCGACTCTGAAATTGTGAAAGGTGCTGGAAATGCGTTGGTCGTTTCCGAAAAGGGCGACGCGAAGCTGCTGGAGATTGGCGGTACGGCTTGCGAGGCGGTGATCTCTTATGTGCGGACGTTGCGGGAGTTCGCGCTGGAATCGGTTCATGGCAATCGGGCAAATGCTGACCGGCTGACGGCGGCGCAGTCGGGACGGGCGCTGGAACTGATGAATCAGGGGCTGATTTGGCTGGCGGATAACTTGCGGATTGCCTATGGCGATGGCGGCGTGCTGGCGCTGATGAAAATGGTGGTGCGGGCGTCGGGCCGAATTCCGTTGAAGGTTTTTGGTGAGGATGTGGGTGTGCTCGACCCGGCGGCGCGGATTTCCTTGCGGTGGCCGCGCTGGTATCCGCTTTCGGCCGATGATCGGATGAAGGAGGCGCAGGCGATTTCGATGCTGGCAAATGCCGGGCAGATTTCGCGTGAGGCGGGCGTGAAGGCGTTGGCCGCGGCCAATGGGATCGCTGATGTGGCGGCTGAGCTGGATGCGATTGATCAGGATTTTTAATGACCGAGCAGACCGACAATTTGGACGAGAACTGGCAGGCCAGGGCTGAGATGGCCGAGGCGGCGCTGGCCGCGGCGCAGGCGCAGGCGCAGGCGAAACTGGTGCGCGCTGAGCTGAAGGCTGAGGCGATCCGGGCCGGGATGATCGATCTGGATGGGTTGAAATTGCTGGACCTGGCGGATGTGCAATTGACTGAGGCCGGCGAGTTGGCCGAGCCTAAGGCGATTTTTACAAAGCTCAAAAGGTCGAAGCCGTGGCTGTTTGGTGGGGGAGCGTCATCATCCGCGGCGGTGCATGTGCCTAAGCCTGAACCGCCGCGGCCGCGGCAGGCGAGCGAGATGGGCCATGAAGAATGGCTTGCCGCGCGGGCTGCGCTAATTCGGCGGCGGTAGCAAAACGTTTTGTTTGGTGGCGGCCGGTGGCGAAGCGTTTTTGTTGTTTTGGAAACGATGAAGGGTATGGGCTGATGAGCATACAAAATTTTCCGGCTGCGCTGCAGCCTATCATCCAGCAGGGTTTTCTGGAGCGCGAATTCGAGATGGCGCTGAAATCCCGGCTGGGGTATCGGTTGATCGCTGACCGCGAAGAATTTTCGGTGGGCATTGGTGAGACTCTGACGAAGACCCGTGCGGGTCTGAAGCCGAGCGTAACGGTGCCGCTGGCGGCGGCGACGAATACCAATCTGGATAACGGCCTAACCAGCACGAGCTGGGGTATTGAGCAATACACGATCACGCTGAATTTCTATGCGGCGACGCAGGATCTCAATATGGTGACGAGCCGGGTTGGGATTGCGTCGCAGTTTTTGCAGAATGCGGCGACGAATGGTGAGCAGGCGGCGCGCAGTCTGGACGAGCTGGCGAGGAATGCGCTGTTCGCGCCGTATTTCGGCGGCAATTCGCGGGTGGCGACGAGCCTGGCATCGGCGGGGCCGAATCTGGCGATTGATGATGTTCGTGGCTTTCAGACGGTGTTTGTTAATGGTGTGCAGCAGAACGTGTCGGCGGCGTATCCGATGACGGTGACGGTGGGCAGCAATGCCTATACGCTGGTGGGCGTGACGCCGGATGCGACCAACGTGTCCACGGCGCCTGGCGGTATTTCGGGTGCGTTGCAGTTTTCCGCGAATGTGATCGTCGCTGATGGGACCGCCGGCAATGCGGTGCAGGCGGCGACCGCGAGTTCGATCGTGCGGCCGGCGGCGCGGGCGACGACGGCGGCGCTGCAGGCGACCGACGTGCTTTCCATGGGCAATTTGCTGGACGCGGTGGCGCTGCTGCGGCGGAACGCGGTGCCGCTGGTTGATGGGGTTTATAATTGCTACCTGGACCCTGTGTCGGCGCGGCAGCTGTTTGCCGATCCGGATTTCAAGCAACTGTTTCAGGGGGCGACGTCTTCTAACCCGGTGTTCCGGCAGGGGATGGTGAGTGATTTTCTGGGGCTGAGGTTCATTACGACGACCGAGGCTTACGTGCAGAGCAGCCCGAGCATTGCCGGGTTGTATGTGCGGCGACCGATTGTGTGCGGGCAGGGCGCGCTGATTGAGGGCGATTTTGCCGGCATGGCGGCGGATGACGTGGCGCCGAAGGATAGCCTGGTGAACGTGATCGACAATGTGGCGATGGTGACGCGCGAGCCGATTGACCGGCTGCAGCAGATCATCGCGCAGAGCTGGTATTGGATTGGCGGGTTTTGCGCGCCCTCTGACACCACGACGACGCCGACCACGGTGCCGACGGCGACGAATGCGAATTACAAACGCGCCGTGATGATCGAGCATATCGGCTAAGGGAGCGGTTCATGTCCACAGGTTCAACCCAGCCGTTCCGGCCTGCCGGAACGGCGGCTTTGGCGGCGTCAACCAGTTCCGCGAATGTCGCGCTGAAGGGCGGGGGCACGACGGTGCTGGTGTATAATTCATCGGCGGCGACGGCGTTTTTTCAATTGGGGGCGGCATCCGGTTTGAGCGCCTCGCAGGCGAGCACGCCGGTACCGGCGGGCGCGCGGATGCTGGTGGAGGCGGGGCCGTTCGTGACCTATGCGGCCGCGATTCTGGCGGCCGGGACGGGGACCGTCTATTTCACGATCGGGGATGGGGATACCTACTGAGATGTCCGATACGATTCCCGGCAGTTTTACCGATGCCCAAAAGGTCGATATCCGGCGGTTCTGCGGGTATCCGGCTTATGGCGCGGGTGCGGCGGGGTTTGAATCGTGGCGGTTTTTTCAGGCGTATGGGACGCTGGAATACCGGATGAATAATTTGTCGCCGTCGGAAGTGGCGGTGACGACGCAGTATCTGAGTGCGCTGTATGCGCTGGAGGCGGCGATCCCGCCGGCTTCGGATAATCTTGATACCGAGAGTGCGGCGGCGTGGACGCATAATGCGGCCGAGGTGGCGGACCGGGAGGGATTGTTTGATGCGTGGCGGCGGCGGCTTTGCGCGTTTTTGGGCGTGCCGCCGGGGCCGGGATTGGCGCAGGCCGGCGTGACGCTGGTGGTGTAGGCGGATGGACGGGGTGAAGTTGGCGGACCGCCTGGCCTATGGGGCCGGGTGCGCGGCCAGGCGCGCGGGGTTTTTGCACGACGCCTACCGGCCGAACGGGCCGCAGACGCCGATTGATTTGAGCAACCGATTCTTGCGGCTGTGCGTGGCTTACGTGCTGCCGGGCGGCGGCGTGGCGGCGCCGAGCGGGTTTGGCGTGCCGTTCAGACAGGCCTGGGCGGATTGGAGCTATTTGCAGGTCGGTGACTACCTGGCGGGGCCCGAGGGCACGGCATTCGTGGCGGCGATTGAGCCGCCGAAGCCGATGCTGGTGGTGATGACGAATACCGAGATCAATCTGTGGCGGCCTGCGGCGCCGGTATTGGCCGGCATAAACCCTTACGGCGCGGTGCTGCCAGGTACGAACACGGCGTTAGTGACGGGGTTTCCAGCCAGCGTGCTGGTGGGCGGCGGGACGGTGGACAGGACGCATGCCGGGCTGGCGGATGATACGAAGGTGCCGGGGTTTGTGGCGCTGTTGCCGTCGCTGCCGTGCGTGTCACCGGCGGTCGCTGATCTTCTGACCGATGCTTCCGGCGCGCAGTACGTGGTGAACGCGGTGGAGGCGGTGAACGGGGTTTGGCGGCTCTCGATGAATCAGGCGGTGACCTGATGGCTGACCAGGCGGATGTGGAGACGGCGCTGGCCGCGATCGTGGCGAATGCGCTTTACCCGAAGGGGACGGCGGCGCCGAGTGCGGTGGGCTGCACGTGCCGGGTTTACCGGGGATTGCCAACCTCGCCGACGCTGGGCGCGGATTTGGCGGCCGGCGTATTGCACGTGACGGTGAATGCCAGCGGTGTTGTGAAAAACGTGACGCGGTTTGCGCGCAAATGGCAGGTTGTCGGCGCGGTGCCGGCAAGTTTGAATGTGACCGTTGCTGGCAACAGCGCGACATTTGCAGGCGTTTGCGCGCTGGGGCAGTTGGCGGGTCTGGTTGTGAATGACCTGGCGTTTCCTTACGCCGTGCAGGCCAATGACTCGCCGCCGACCGTCGCTAGCAATCTGACTGCGGCTTTGCGGCAGGCCGGATGGCTGGTGCAGTATGCCGGTTCGAACGTGACCTTGCCGAATGCGGAAAAATTTGCCGCGCGGGTTGTGAATGGCGCGAACGCGCTGCAGGAGATCAAGCGGCAAACGCAGGTTTTTGAGATAACGGTGTGGTGTCCGGCGCCGCTGGTGCGGGATGCCGTTGCGCCCGTCATCGATGATGCTTTGGCGGCGTCGCAGTTCATTGCCTTGGCGGATGGATCGACCGCGCGGCTGATATTTGTGGGAAGCGACGCCGACGATGGGGCGGCGGATGCCGCGCTTTATAAGCGGACGCTGAGGTACAGCGCCGAGTACCCGACCACGCTGGCGCAGATTGAGCCGGCGATGCTGTTCGGCATGACGAATGTTTACGCGAATGGCGGTTTTGTGGAAACGCTGAACGGATAGAGGGATTCCTGAAATGTATCAGTTGGTGGTGCTGAAGCCTTTTGAGGGTTTTAGGCGCGGGGATGTGATCAAGGACGCGGCGGCGGTGCAAAAGATCTTGGCCGGGCCGCAGGCGGGTTTTGTTGTGCGCGTCCGCGCGGGAAAGGAGTAAGCTGATGCCGATTTTTGCCGAAGGGGCGCTGAATACGACGGCGTTGATCGTGCCGGACCTTTATGTGCAGATCGTGGCACCGCAGAGCCTTTTGCTGAATGGTGTGCCGACCGATACGCTTGGCGTAGTGGGCACGGCGAGCTGGGGTCCGGTAGGGGAGCCGACTATTATTGGCAGCATGAGCGGATATGCCGCGGCGTTTGGGCCGGTGATGGCGCGCAAATACGACATGGGCACGCAGGTGGCGACCGCCGTGCAGCAGGGCGCGGCGAATTTCCTCTGTGTGCGCGTGACGGATGGCACCGATAGCGCCGCTTCGGTTTCCGTGCTTGGCGCTATCACGTTTACCGCGCTCTATACCGGCAGCCTGGGGAATTTGCTGACCCTGACGCTGGCGCCTGGCTCGGCGGCGAATTCCTGGAGTTTGACCGTTGCACTGCCGGGGCAGAGCCCGGAGATTTTCAATAACATTGTGGGTAGCGGCACGGCTTTTTGGAGCAACCTGGCCGAGGCGGTGAATGCCGGGAATGGCGCGCTGCGCGGGC